TCTATTGCTTCGTATGCACTCGTAGCATACTCACATATTTCGTAAGTGTGCTTTGCTGTGTCGTGATAACCGACTGTATAATGTCTATGTTGCGTTAGGGGCATGATTCTTTCAATCCCATACTACACCTATAATTATAACTTATCAGTCCTCCGTAGGGAGGTTGAGTATGAATACCCACACAATCGCTAACATCATGATTGAAAATAACCTTATATTTTCTGCGTTAACTACAATCATAGTTGTTCTTTTAAAAATCTGATGATATCATTCTGTCTGATATCATTCTCCACAATAATCTTCGTCTTTTCGGCAATGTCGTCCAAGATATTAACGTCAAGATCCAAGAATGGTGGAATGATACCAAGTATGCGAAGTAATCCATCTACAAATAGTGCGAGTGCTGTGAATCCAAGTATCATTGATATAATAGTTGCATCACGATTGTGTTTACGCATTGACTCTTCATCTATGCGTCTTGCTTCTGCTAATGCATCAGCGATCATCTGATCTACTTCTGCTTTAGTATAGAAATTACCTAATAGTGGTATGTCATGTTTGTCCATGCTGATTGTAATAAGCTTTGTAGTAAGAGACGAGACCATTGGTGTTTACCTGTTTACTACACCACTCTTCGGCACAAGCATAAATTGCTTTGTTATTTTTCACACTACCAAATTCTTTAAGCAGTATTAATAATGCTCGTTCTCTTACGTTGAGTTGTTCTTCAGTTATTGATGGTTGCACAATGTCCTTGTTCACATAAATTCTCCAATTTTTTTATAAGGTGAGTGTACTCATCCCACATATACTCAGAACCAGTTTGATCCTTGTATGTGTTACAAGCAGTAATGAGACGAGATACGTCTCCTTCGGTTAATCTCATGATCACAATAAAAAAGTGTATAATCTATTTACCAAAAATACTTTTATCATATTGTTCTCTAGTCTTAACTCTTTGATTTGTGACAGAGTTTCCTGACTTTATGACATTTTTTCTGACATGAGTAGGAAGCGTTTGAGGTATATTATTCATACCTTCTAGAGATCCTCTTCTCGCAAATTCATATCTTACATTGAGAGACATAATATATCTACTTTGATTTTCAACATTATTATTAACTTCTGTTTTGTGACGTAACCATCCAGGAAAGAATACTACATCATTTGTTCTTACTGGAAGATATGCCCAAGACATATCATCTCCTGTTTGAGGAGACTTATCCCAGTAGGTGTGATGTATTGGTTCTGAATACTTATACGTCTGTAAAGGATTTCTAAACATCAATCTTCCACCAGAAGGAGGAACATTGAGATAACATCCCATTGCAATAGTAACATTCTGATGGTCATGTTCTTCTGTCCAAGCACCAGGAGGATGTTCGTTAATCCAAGATTCTGAAATATACTTGTTTGCTGGTTCTAACCTCCATGCTTCCCAAATTTTTTCTATTTGGTTTGGTAACCATTCAGTAGTAAAATGTTGCCATTCTTCCCATGCATGTGGTGGTGTAAATGGTTTGATACTACCATCATCTTGTTTAGTTCCAGTTCCCATCATCACCACGCTAGTTGTACCACCTCCTAGTTCTGGTGTTCTCAATCCATTTTCTTTAATTACTTGATTTGAAGTATTCATTAAAGCTTCTATCTTTGCTTTATTTTCTTCAAATTTAAAATCATATTTTGCTCTGAAAACATATGGAAATGGATTTAAACTTCCAAACTCTAAACTGTCATCAGTTGATACCCCTTCTTCTTTTACTGGTATGTCATATAGTTGTTTCTGATCATTGATCATCCCTTGCTTGAGTGCTTCTACATCAATACCCATTGCTCTCACTTGTTCTTCTGTTACATCCTCAAACTGACTAGGATCCATCTGTGCATCAACTGCTGCTTTTCCTTTCTTTTTTCCAAATACTGCAAACGGATCTAGACTTTTTTGTTTTTCTTTTGGTTTTACAGAATCTAATCCAGCAGTTTCAAGATAGTCTGTTCCGCTAGGTATAGATGAATCAAATCCTTTAGACATAATATTTTTCTAGTGTAATGTTAGTATAGCACGGATGGTATCATTCGTCCACCTCATGTGTAATATTCATAAAAGTGTATTCAGTCATCATAGCAAATAATTGTGTTCGTAAATACTTTAAATATTCAATTTCTTCTGTTGGTCTTCCAGCTAAAGTACCTGGCCACATTTCTATATGATTACAGACAGCATCATGCAGTAAACGTACTTCATCTATTCTCATAGAATAAGTACAAATCCAATCCCCTTCTTCTTTTGGGTAAGGATCATTCACCTTTTGCCACCTCCCATTTGCTTAAGCATCTTCTGTAGTTCTGATGTAGAACCTACAAACATAGCATTATTTGTAACCTTACTTGGACCAGATTTAGTTTCATCTAAATCTTTTACTTTCTTCTGTAGATCCATGAGTTTATCAGTCATGTCTGCTACCTGCTTCATGGCGTTTGTAGCAACTTCAAATGCTCTTGGATGCCCTGACTCCTGTGCAACCTCTAACGCCCCCTGAACCGCTTCCTGACCCTGATCTATGAGTCTATAGAGTTCTGCTCTTGTATACTCATAGTCCTTTTCCCTATCCTCTGTAACATCCTTTAGATTACTCTTTCTAGTTGTGCATCCATTCTCAGGTGTTTCAGATACTTCAACATTAAGAAGATCTTCCATATTTTCTTCTAGACTACTCATAAGAACTCAACTCCTTCATTAAATCCAAAGTCATCAGCAGAAGTTACTAATGCATCATCAGCAGCAGTAACCTGACCATCCTGATTAATATCAGTCTTTGCTTTGGGTGTATATGTCCGTTCAACATTTCGTTTACCGACATTCTTATCACCAATAGTCTCAATGATACGAGACTTACGAATGACATCTGCCTTAGTGTAAGGACCATAGATGTATGTCTTAGCAGTAAACTGCATTGTGTAAGTTAAACTTCTACGTGTTGTAAAGTCATCTTCCCAATCGTCTTCAAAATTAACATTATTTAAAATAACAGCAACATCCTTAACTTCCTCCATATCAGGAATGAACTTAATACTCATACTGAATGATGGTTGGAAGAATGGTAATATTTGTTCTAGTATCTGCAATCCATCGTCCTGCGATTTAGCAAGGATACCAACCTCAAATCCGATGTTATAAGGAACAGGCATATATTGTTCCTTTACTTTTGTAGCATTAGTTGCACTTCCCTCAACAGGAACAACTGATCTATATTTTGTAGTAGCAGTAGTTTTTCTTGAAGAATCGTAATCAATACCAGTCATCTCAAAATATAATCTTGGTAAAGTGATAGCAACCTTTCTACCATCAACAGGGTTACCTTGTAATCTATATAAGAATTTTTGTTTAGGACCATATGCTAGAGGAACCTTTTCAACCTCAAGTACTTGTCCATTAACAGTCTTCTTCAATTCAATATTATTGAAGAGAGTACCAAATCCAACAACAGTCTTTCTAACTGCTTCGTTATAAAATTGTGTTCCTAACATCAGAAGCTACCTGTATAATTACCAAATTCACCAAAGGCGTTATCTTCACCCCAATCTATAATATCATCAGCACCTTCTTCAATGGCAGCATTTTGATCCCATTCAGTGCTTTGATTATCAATAGTAGAGAAATCTCCTAATGTATATAGGGCATTAGATTCAACCCCTCTGATGGTGTCTCCATCAATGAAGTTACCTGTACGGTTCATGACTTCAAGTGTATATGTTACACCATTCCAATCTGCTACTTCTGCTATAGTTGCACTGTCTAGGTCATACATAGTTGCTTGAGCACCACTAGTTGTAGTTTCTTCGTAAGTATTGATAATATACCTCAAATTTGTTTCGTCAAAATAAAAGAAACCAGGAACTGTAGTAGCACTAGTTCCATTATATGTGTACACATAATTTAAACGAGTATCTTCAAATTTCCAATAGAAATATTTCTTCTGTGTAGTAGTAGCAAAAGTTGGATCAAACCCACCAAGTGCTGTAACAGTAGCAACACTATTACTAGAAGTCCATGTTCTTCCTCCACCCTGTTGTACAAATCCACCTATTACTACATGCTCATCATTAACAAACTGAACATCTAATGGTGGTGCTTCAATAGTGATAGTTGGAAAATCTGGTTCAGATGGATCTGGTTCAAATCCTGTACCACCATTAATAACTGTTAGTGTAACAACACCCCCATCCATGATAGATGTTTCAATAATACCACCAGAAGAATTTACTCCACCATTAATAGTGACACTAGGTGCTATACTATATCCAGTACCAGCAAGGTCTACAGTTGCAGCAGTAATAGAACCACTTGAATCAACTGTAACAGTTCCTGTTGCTTGTACTCTAGTAGAAGGTGTGAGATTTAATGTAGTGATATTACTAAAGTCTCTTTCAATAGCATCAACCTCATCAATACCTGTATCAAACTTATCAGCACCCTGCTCGTAGATCTCAGCAGTTAGTTGATAAAAATATTGTTTACCTAATTGAAAGAAAGGATTCTCTCGTTCAACATACTTGATTTCATATAGATCCTCTGTCAATGGAAAGTAGATCAGATCTCCTTCATTGGGTCTACCATCTACAGCAAGGTTCAACGCTGGATTAGCAGACTGCTCCCACCTTCTTCTTGATACAACAAATTGTATCTCATCTGTAATACGCAATCCAAACTTACTTACAAACTCAGCACCTGCTCCAAATCCTTCTACGTTCACAAGGAACATCTCTATCATATAACTCTGATTAAATTCAGATTGTATAACTTCTCCCAGTGTCTTATCTTTAAGATGTACTCTAGGAATATAAAACACATCCGATCCAAACAACTTGATTTGTTCATCAACCAAGTCCTGTACAAGATTCTGTTCAGTGGCAACGCCACCATGTTGGGGAAAGTATACTTTTTTCATCCGATCATATCAAATGGTGGTAATTCGTATGTGCTTGCTGATGATTCCATTATCTCATCAAGTTCCTTCTCAGCCTCTTTATATATTTGCATACCATTTATACTAACTCCACCAGGAAGTTGAAGTCCGTTAAATTTAATTAAATTTTGACCCCACTGTTTTTTAATTAATGCAGTAGTATATTTCTTTAAAAATATATCACTGTAAACTTCAGTAAACGTTTCGGGATCTAATGCTCTATGACATTCAACAATAACATGAACATCTTCTGCTAACATGTCTTCACCAACATCAAGATATAATCTATTTTGTCTCATGTTAAATCTATACTGAACAAAAGCACCATTGTTAAGCACCATATCCATAGTTTCCATCCATGTCTTAACCATATAATAGTTAAGAAAGTCAAGAGAACCTACAGCATATAGATCATTTAAAAATATTTGATACTCAATACCAAATAGGTTATTCCTTACAGCATTACTAGCAAGACCAAATACCTTAGTTACACCAACAACATCTGCTGGTATTTCAATATACCTATCTCTAGTTTTCCACTCGGTAGCAGTTGCACCACTACCTATAGTTGTTACAGTATCTTGTGACTGAAATTTTGTCTTATCATCAGCAGTAAAAATGTGCTTCATATATGCAAGTTCCACACCATCGTAATGTCTCATACGATAGTATTGCAAAGCATCATCAATTGAGTCCTCTATCTGGTCGTCATCTACATTGACTTCTAGTACAGGGAACCCTAACTTTCTAAGACA